GGAGTAACTGCAAATATTGTTAATTTTACTAATCCTGTAATTGTTGTTGGCAATAGTGCAGGAGATGCAGTATTTGTACAGGGAACAGTTGCTGTTTCTGGTGTGACCGGAATGGTTTCAATAACTGGTGGTATCCCAAGAACCTTTAATCGCGACAGCATAACCATATATGGTGCTGGTGGATCAACTTTTATTCGATCTGCCCTAGTAACCGTAGGAAACACTGCTATTGGTGTCTCTGGAGATGCCTTAAGGGTATCGCTCCAAGATGCAGTATTAAATGTAACTGTAGATCCAACAATTGCCGTACAAAATACTGGGGCAACAGCTACATTAAGAGTTTCTGGATTGACTTATGCTACCCCAATCCCAGTTAGTGTATCTGGAACCGCAGCGATCAATGATACCGCGCTTTTAAATGGCATGACAGCGATCTATAGCAAGGTCTCTGATGTGTATACCGCTTTGGCCGCATTTGGTCTAGTACGCCCATCCGGTGGAACCGCTGGGGTAAGATCGGTGCCGTCTTCAATTACAATGATTGCCTCCGGATTTACATGTGCTGCGGGAGTAAACTTAAAGTCCTCTTCTACAAATACAGATATCATTTATATCGGAACAAGTACAACTGCTTCGCTTAGTGGTTATGAATTAGATCCAGGCGAGCAACTATTCCTAGATGTAGGAAATTTGAATACTGTTTACGCATCATCAAAAGGTGGGCAAATCATTAGTTATTTTGCTTCTTAATAGAAAATGAGTTTCGAAAGAACAAAAATAAGCAAAGATGCGCTTACCGTCGTAAAAACAACACAACTTTTTATGACAGAATTTGTTGGTAGCACAAGTGATCCAACAATGACTAAAGGGCTTCTAAAAAGTGCTCCAAATATTCACAAAACTGGAGTTACTTTTTTTTTAGATTACTCACAAACCTCTAATTCCTCCGATTTAAAACTTTTAAAACGATTCTTTTCAAACCTAGGAACCGGGAATACATTTTCGGTTTCTAGCAGTCTTTATTATGATGAGGAAACACAATCAAAATATAATTTTGAGGGAATTTATAAACTCGCAGGGAATACAGGAATTTATAATAATTTTTTGTACTTTACTGGCGTTTCTTATTCAGCAAATCTTGTGGACGGAACTTACAAAAATTATAATTTTAAAAATGTTTTAAATTTTTCTACGGCAAAAAATGTTACTGCTCAATATTTTATGTCTAGGTTAAATACGGAAAATCCATACAATTTGTCATTTTTTGGAATCTACGGAAATAATTTAGGATCTGAAGAATATCTTGAAGTTTTAAATACAAAAGCCAACAATAATCGGTATTTGATCACAGATTACATTACTTTAAATGATAATAGCGAAATAGCTGTTTTACATGCATCAACTAGCGCAACAAGTGAAGAGATGTATTTTGAGCAAAAGACTATTAATCTTTTGATGCGTGGCGTTCCAGATTTGAATACCTTGTCACAAAGTAAATATCAAAATGGAATCATAAAAAAGATAGATTCAAATCAAAAAACATTAGATATATTAACACATCAAAATTTATATCAAAGATTTTCAAGAGCAGAATCTGACAAAGCAAATTATTATGATTGGTATGCAGTAAGTGAAACAGATAACTTTAAAAATGTATTAAATCCATATGTATACGATAAATTGTCAATGAGTGTTGAATATTATTCTTATGTAAAAATTGGTGTAATAACCGAGACTTCTTTTTCTAATATATCAACCAGCGCACAGCCTGTCGTAAGTACCATTACTGTTTTAACTGTTGACAATATTGCAACATCAAGCAAAATATATCAATCCGGTTCTGGTACATCCATACCAAATGTAAAGTTAGATCTATCGGATTCTTCTTTGGTTGGGTGGAAAATATTACCTTACTACGATGAGGCTTGTTCCATCCCACTTAATAATTATTACTATTTGAATGGTGTTCCCGGGTTTGATGGAGCTTCATTTATATTTGTAAGCAACCCAGATGCACCATCATCTTTTTACGTAAAGTTTGAAAAAGACATTGTTCTAAAATTAAGAATAACAGTCTAATTAAAACTCAACCCAAGCATAATTATCGCCATCGAAGTAATAGGTATACACTACACCATTTCTCTCCCATTGCTGACCTTCGATTGGATTGATTGGTGGTTCTGAACCGGAAAATACTCTACTAGTTCCAATAAATTCCCAGGCAATTGCTTCTTGAAATGGAGAAAGTTCAACGTTTCTCTTTGCTTTATACAAGTTACCTTCAAATAAAACAACATCATTAGATTGATATTTTTTAGTCAATCCAATAGATGTTGTTTTTGTATATTCTCCCCTGTACATTCAAAAATTATTTATATTAAACTTCAACCTTCTTGCCGTTCAGAGCATCTTTCCATTTATTGTAATATTGCTGCATATCTTGCTCCAACGGAACCGTAAACAAGATATCTTCTTTTTTAATTTTAATTCCATATCTTGCATTCGTGTATGGCATCCATGTTACAAGATGCCAGCTCTGGTTTTCCATAGGATATAGTGTTGCACAATTCATAAGCGAATACTCAGATCCTAGATCCGTGACCTCGCAAATTATTTCTTCGCCATGTTTAAATTTTATTAATAGATCTTTAGTCATGATATTATTATACTTTCTTTGTTCCACAATTGCAAGATCGTTTTATTTGACTTGTAGTCAATGGATTCTGGGCAACTGGTGCCTTTTTGTGTTCTTGTTCGTGTCTTTCGGATTCAACTGGTATCATATTTTTTATTAATGCAACTTGTTTTGGGATTATATTATAATCATCAGAATAAATTTGTCTAAATTTAATGGTAAACCAATAAAATTTAAACCATTTGTTAAATTTTATTCTTCTGGCTTCGCACCCACAATTTCCCCTGGTTAGGTAAATTATTAAATTTTTAATTTTTGTAATTTTTGTTATCCAATCGATTACATCACCCAAACCAACGTAGTGTTTTTTGAGCAGTAATACTTTTTTAAATTCAAAATCTATAATTTTATTATAGCTTCCATATTCAACTTTATTTCTGTTTATGATGTTTCCGTTTTCGTCCAAAAACAGCTGCAATGGTTTTCCAGCCGAACCCATCATACCTGTTGTGTTAAATGTAAAGTGTGTATGATTATATAAACTTGGCATATAAGTACCTACTATTTATTCTCCGCAGCAAGGTAAAGCACCACAAATAACCGGAGGGCCCACTATAATTGGTCCAGGCAATATTAAAATTACAATATTAGGATCTATATTTGTTGCCCTAATAACGTTTGGAGGATCTGTTTCCGTAAATCCGCCGAAGCAAGTTTGATTTATATCTTCTGATACATGGGTATACTGCATCCTTGAATATTTTGTAATATCCAGTGGAATGATCTCTCCGGTATCTTCATTCCTGAATGTATAGGGGGTGGAATCTTCATACTTTATAAAAATGCTATCCCCTATCTCCGGAACTGGATTTGGATCTCCTCCCTTTATGAAGAACTGTACCAACAATCTGTCTTCCTCGTCCATTGGAATATTTTGATCAAAATAAGAATGTAGTCTTAGTTCTATGTAATCTCCTTGAGTTGGATTTCCTTCTTGGCCAGTATCTGTGGGCGAACTGAAATCACCAGCAGGATTTACAACGGTATCAATAAGAGTTTCTGTAATTAATTGAATTTCTCCATTTGTTTTTATTTTGCTTACTCTAGCAAAGAAATAAATTGGATTGGTTGCATATTTCGATTTGCACTGAATAAAAAATTCAAATACTCCTTTTTCAAGAGAAACTAGTCCGGGATAATTTCGATCTGTAATGAATTCTTGAATTAATCTAATATTTTCATTAAAATCTCCAGTATCATTACCAAAAATAGGTATTGAAGAAACGCGGTATTCCACTTCTCTAAAAATTGAATTTTTAATTGGATCATCATCTACTTGTTTTCTATCGTCGCCCTGATCTATAGAATAATTAAAATAAAGATCTTTACTAGAAAGACTATTTTGATTTGAATTTGGTATAACAAATGGGGTCCTCCAACAAATAGGGATCCACTTTGTGGAGGATCCGTATCTCCAAGGCGTGTATTGTTCTGTCAAGGAGGGATCGCCTAAAACATCACTAAAAGATTTTTTTTCATAATCTGTATTTGATTGACTTGGAGGAATAGTTGAGGTTGCCAGATTAGTACCAACGCCCAATAGCATATTTTTAACGTATTGTGTCCTTCTTATGGTTCTGTTATAAATGTGACTATAAGCCATTGGAGCTAACGGCCTAGTTCCTATAATTTCTCCTATGCTGTTTGTAACAACATTGTCTAGAACTCTATCGCCTTTAAACATGAACCCGCCTGGACCCAGATATCTTTGAATATTTTCTACTTGAATGCCGACAAAGCAGCTATCGCAGACTGGTCCGGTTTTTGAAGTTTCAGTAGTTGGGCCTAACGCAAAATTTACCAATCTTTGTACAAATGTATCGCTTAGAACAATTGGAGTTTCTGTAACATTTTCGATTCCATAGTTTGGGCCCGTCAGAGGATATTCATAAAGAGAATAATATCCACAACATCCAGCACAAGCACCACCATTAGGGCCCGTAGCACCACCGAATCCATATAAAGTACATCCACCTACACCAAAAGAAGTTGCTTGATCCTGATCATCAAATACAAATGGCGTTTCGGAAGTTTCTCTTAAGAAATCTGGATTTTCGTAAATGTCCCAGACGTCTTTAGTTTCATCATAACCAAAATAATAATGTCTTTCAGCATATTTGAAATAACTCCAAGCAGATGCTTTTGCAATTGGGCACACTTGCAAGGTATTTGATGATGGAGCATAATCTCCATAGTATATTGTCATTTTTTGGAATAAATCTTTTGTAGACTTATATCCACTTCTTGGCGGGGGCTCGGTTCCAATTGCAGTCAAGTTCCCCGCACTATTAATCAAGGGATTTACGAATATAACATTATTGTCCGTAGTGCAAGGGACCTTCCAACATTCTTCTGCTAATGGTACACGTATATCTCTTCTTACTTGAGACTTAAGGGGCCTAGCACTTCCCCAAGCTAAACCTAATTGATTTAAACATTTTCCGACCACAGCACTCATGAAAGAAAAGTTAGATCCTCCTGGTGTAACCTGTAATCCTACATCGGGGCGACAAGACTGAGGCTCATTTGAGAAACCTCCTCTTAGTATCTGAACAGTTTCTGTTGACTGGAATGTAGCTCTTCTCCAATCGGATCTCATCCAAAAATAATGTGGGTTCCCGCTATATGATAACATTTCATCATTTTCACCATTGAAAATATTATATCTCAAAACTGCACATGGATCCGGTTGACGAACTGGATTGGTGCCAGGATTCTCAAGAGAACTACAGCATACTCCACCATAAAGCCATTTAGAATAATCCCAACCACCGGGCAAAGCATGGAAAAATGCTTGTCTTCTAAAGAAAAATGGAAGGATGGCAAAATCTTTAAATTGATATTTTAAAGTTCCCTCAGCAAAATCTTGAGCTTTCCAAACTTTTGATTCCAAACGTTTACTATAAATCACAACTGCATGCAAATATCCAGCACCTATGTCAACTATTCTAGAATTTTGTACTTCATCGGGAACTTCTGTTGAGGTGCCATTTATATTATATCTTGTAAACTCATACGTAACTGAAGCTCTCAAAGGAATTCCATTAGTAGATACGCCAATATTTTTCTTATAATGAATGTAAATTGAGTTTACTCCAGCTGCAATAGAAACAATTTCTGTAATATTTGTTAACTCTGTATCTAAAACTCTATATGCAACTGCACCGGGCTGATAACTATTAGGATCAAAAGCCCCGGGGACCATGCTAGCATCTCCCCATATGTGAACCTTTTTATCTCCAGTAACACAAATACTATAATCTGCAGAGCTTTCAATTTGTTCAATTACATTATTTGAAGAAGGCTCATTGTATGAATAATCTACAATTGGACTGTGTGTAGTTCCTGCACAATAAATGGGACATGCGTAAGTGACATTCCAAGATCCAGCTTTTTGTTTCAATGCATCTGGGACATATGCTGGAATAACTGGATTATTCTCATCTATTATTGGCTCTCCTTCTGGAGTGACTTTTACGTAAGAGCCGTATATTTCTAATTTATTTTCATTTGTTAGACATAATGTATTATAAAGACCACAAGCAACTTTAGTATATCTTGGCTGAGCATCATTTTCTCTTGGGACCCACGGCTCTGCAGAATCGGGATATTGAACTAGACTTCCTAAAAGAACACATGTTAGATCCAAAACTTCAGGGGGATATGGATCACTGCAGCAACCACTGATTGGATTGGTTGCATCTAACAATGGATAGAGCGGACCAGCACAAACTTCAGAGTCTCCTCCTCCCGGACCGTCTCCAGCCCCTTGACCACATGTATCCCAATCAAACCAACAACTGCATATATTTTTTTTGTAAGAAGTATCTGGAAGTGTTATATTATTATAAAAAGTTTGTGTCCATTCTTCTTCTTTTACGTAGCCCGGTCTTGGTACATGTGGATAATAATTAAATCTTGGACCCAATCCATTATGAAGATCGATGCACTTAAATGATTCTGGGTTTTGAGCACCAGTCTCAAGTGCTTGTTTATATATTGAACTGTAGGTTACGCCTAATCCTTTTTGTGATTGATTCAATGAGTTATCACTTTGAGGAGTAATAAAAATACCACCATAATCATCTATTGCAGCTAAGTGTTTTACACCAGAAGATACTGCAGTCCAAATAAAGAAGTTGTTTGTCCCAGGATACCTTCTAGAAAAACCTCCATCTAGAATTGGGTTTACTTCAGAATTATATCTCAAATATTCTATTTTACTGACCGTACATTCTTGAGGAATATCAAAATCTGCTTGTGCATTGGATCCGCAAAAAGTACCATATTGTTTTGCCTTTGAGCCCCAAGATTTCAAACGATATGCATTTGGTTTTCTTCTTTCATATGCACTTCTTGGCCCTCCTGGGATTGCCGCACTTTCGACCCCATCATGGAACGGTTCATCCAATGCACAATAATTTCCACCACCAAATTTCATGTATTCGTTGTTTCCATTTACATTGGCATTTGGGCCACCAAAATCATTATCATATGTGCTGGAGTCTTCTACGGCTGGACTGAAGTCTACATCATTTCCTGGGCCAATCGCACAATTTTGAGCTATTCCTCCCTGTACAAAATCAACTAATGCTACAGCAAAATCTCTTTTAAAGGCCATATCAATTACACGGCCATCTGGAATTTCTTCTGGTGGTCTTTCAATAATTTGACCCGGATTTTCTTCATCTTCTTTGAATAAATTAGTAATTAAAAGGTATGGAGGAACACAACCAACATATGGTTGCCAGTTAGAACCGAGCCCTTCGCATGGTGATTCGCCTGTTGGTGCATTTTCAAGATCGGAACCAAACAAGGTTAGTTTACCGCTAGCATCAATAATAAAAGCTCCCATCAACCCGCAAATAACTCTTTGTGGATTTAATACTTCATTAAATATGCTATTTTCATCATTTATGTTATAAATTGGTGGCAAATCGTTTATTGCCGTAGAAACTAAATCTGGGGCTCCGGTTATACCAAAATTGGTTTCTTGTAATCTTGCAAAATCTCCAGTAAACCCCCAAGCAGTAACACCAGCTTTTGTTTCGGCTGCAGGAAGAACTGCTCTTCTTGGCAAGAAAGCCCTAAATGTTTCATAGTCTCCCGAAGGACCTCTCCAAGTTGAAGTTCCTTCTGGATTTAATAGTTTTTGTTTAATTATTTTTGGCGTAACAGCGTTTTGTGTTCCTGCGGATACGCCAAAAAAGTTTATTAAATTTCTATAACCATCGGTCCCGCCAACTTTTAACAATACTTCTTCTGCAATCTCCAAAGTTCCGCTGGGTGTTTGATTGCCGGATGCAATTATTTCGTTTACTTCATTTGCAATATCTACAGCATGATCCTTTATTTTAATGACACCATTTACAATCATTTCTTCAAGCCAAAATCTCACATAATCATATGAATCCAAATAATGACTGAAGTCCCATTCTGGAGCTACAGGATCATCGCCAATATATTCGCAGGCTCCAGTATTAAAATAAATTAATCCATAAAAATATCTATAATAATGAGATAAAAATAACGCACCATCAAAATTATCTCCGTTATGACGAATGTTTTTCTGGAAACTAATTGTTTCCATGTTTACCAAATCAAATTGGAATAAAGGAACGCCAGAGCCCTTGTACATCACTCTTCTTGGAATTGCTCTTCTGACTTGCCACATTATGGAATCAAACTTCCAAGGTGTCCATCTGTTATAGGTTCCGCGTTTGGATATAATTCCACCGTGCCCTTCATATGGTAAAACCAAAGCAGTGCAATTGTTTTGGAGAGCTTGTATTTCTATACTAGCACTAGCATCGTCAGATCTATAAGCATACATTTCAAAATGATGCTCTAGATGAACGGTTCCAATAAATTGATCCCTTAATTTTGTTTTTTGACCAATTGCTTTTCTGAATTCAACTACAATATCCTTTTGAAGTCTTTTAATTTCTATGCTTCTAACATTGTACGAAGAACCATAGTCATTGACCGTAGAAGCATTTACTCCGTGTCCCCAAATTTCATAAGCCATCTTGTGTTCTTCTTTTGATAATCTAAGAAGATAAGGGGAAATGCCTCTTTCAAAACAAGCTCTGCGATATCTTTGATTTGAACTAATTACACCAGAACGTTCAGCGGTGCAATCAAATCCAGGACCACAAACATTTGAAATGCTTATTGTTTTTCCAGCAGCATCGGAATATGGATATCCTTTTAAAAAACAAGCTTGTCTTCCTTTTCTAAATGCTTCAAAATTTGCATTAGTCGAACTTGTGTTAGCACACCAGCAACATCCTGCTTCATCAACAGTCATTGGTCGGCTAAATGGCAACATGAAAGGAAGATAACCAAGTGAATATGGACTTAGTTTTACATTTACTCTATTATATAACGAATCATAAATACCACCATGTATGTGTGGATGGGGTGAACAAGCACATGGAAGAATTTCATCATATCCTACAACTTGCGGGTCTTCACATGGGCTAGGAATTTGATCTCCTGCTGCTCCTGCATTTTCTTGGGTTGCCCAATTGTGGCAAGAGTTCTGAACAACTCTATTAGTATCAGTTAATATTCTTCTAGTAATAAATCCATTACACTGGACAATATAAGGATCGTAGTTAAAAGCAAATTCTCTTGGATACCAAATTAAATTACAGCCAGAGTATTTGTATGCAAAATACATTGGCTTTGCGCCATCTGTTGTACTTATTAATCTATGCAATTGGCAGCAAGACTTTCGTCCAAGTTCTAACGCAGCCACATCTTCTGGTCTATTTGGATCAAAATCTGGTACAGAATAATAATTTTCAGAAACACAATCGCAATTATCTTTTCCACATCCTGGTATTTCGTTGCTATTACAATTGCAAGTATATGGTGCTGAAGATGATGGTAGATGACTAAGAGTCCATGAGTTGCCTGATCCATTTCCAGGTCGCTCAACATAGAGAGCAATCCAATCTTTTGGGCTCACTTCGGCATGCTGGGCCATGCTGTCGCCATAAAGAGTTATAAAGTCTTTATAAAATTCTGGATTGCAGCAGAATGCTTCAGGTTTAGGTTGGCGTCCACAGCAACACAATCTTCTTGACATAATGTATTCTCGTACACTATTTAGGACCAATAAAAAAACCCACCTCAAATTTTGAGGTGGGCTTTCGAAAGGCTAAACAGTAAAGTTTAGCGACGACGAGTGTTACGGAGGCGATAGTGACTCTTGCCGTTTCGCATCTCACGAACGACATCGTAACTATAGCCAAAACGATCAAATGCACCTTGTAGGTCACTCATCGTTGCCCGAACATTTCGTACCCGAAAACGGGCACGAGCTTGGGCTGGGGTCAGAGTATTTCCCTCTGACATGTAATCAAAAACACGCTGAATCTTAGTCGGACGATTAATTGTAGTAACGTTCATAAAAATTTAAACCTTTCTTATTGCATATTGTATCATATAAAATTTTTTTGTCAATACCAAAAAACAATATTTTTTAATGGTTCAGATTAAGCTTTTATGGCATAAATAACTACACTGGAGGATCCTGCCCATGCACGACAAACATCGCCAGTTTGTAAAACATGTGCGTGAACATCTTAAAAAATATAACGGAAAATTGGTTCTAGGAAGAGGAGAAACCGTAAATTGCGGTGGTTACCGTTGTGCAGGATATTTTGAAGATTCAAAATTAATTATTAAAGTTGGCAAAAATTCTACAACTTTTTTAGAAACTTTACTCCATGAATATTCACATTTTTTACAATGGATTCAAAAATCTAAAATTTATAAAAAAGCAGACAAATATTGTTTAGTCATGGATGATTGGTTTGCCGGTAAAAAATTTACAGACAACGAAATTAAAAAAGCATTTTACTGGGTTCGAAAGATGGAAAGAGAATGCGAACAATATGCTGTGAAATTAATTGACAAATATGAATTGCCAATAGATAAAAAGAAATATATCAAAGGTGCAAACTGTTACATCTATACACATTTTTTGATGGAAGAAACGAGAAAGTATTGGATGTACAGAAAGAACCCATACAGATGCAAGAGAATACAAAGACTAATGCCTTCTAATTTCAAGGCAATGAGTCATCAAACAATTCCGAAGAATGTGTACAAAGCTTTGTTAAGCTGCGTCTAATCTTCGTATTTCTTCCCAGCGTTCTTTTTCGTTTACATATCCGCGCTGAACAAGTTCATGAAGGAAATCTTCCATCATGCCTAATACTTGTTCATTCACGGGATATTTTGTTTCCCCGTTTTGTTCTATGGGTCCTGTGCCAGATTTAAGGCCATCGCAAACGGCAAGATCACATTGTTTCACAAGATCATCTGTGTATTCTAGAAGACTTGCTACCTGATAAAAAAGATCCTTGCGAGAAGGATCTTGTTCTTTGCGAGCCAACGAACGGATTTCGTAAGTTAGTTCTGGAATTTTCATGTTAAGCGAAGAAGATACTTGGTTTGCTGTAGAACAGCTAGTATCTCATCGCTAATATTTAGGAGTTCTGTATCGGATTCCTGTAAATTATTTCTAATATTTTCTGTCATATTGATAAACTCTTCAATTGCCTCCTTGCAAGGTTTTGAAGAGTAATTTTCAACAGTAAGTTTAAAATTTTCTTTTGCGTTTATATTTCCGTATTTTCCAATATAAACTTCTACAAAATTATCAACGAGAGGATCTATAGATTCATATGCTTTGCCTAAAGCTTTGTGTTCAGCATAAGATTTAGTTTGCCAATGTAAAATTTTTAATTGATTTAAAATTGTTAAAAATGGAGTAATAATCTGCATGGTAACAATATTTATAATTCCCCAGCTAGGATTCGAACCTAGACAAATTGAGTCAGAGTCAATTGTGCTACCGTTACACCACCGGGGAAGGAAAGCCCCAAAAAATTATACTCCGGGGCCCAGAGTCGCTTGCACTGCAGAACAATATGAATTCATCACAACTGCACTTGCAGAGCCAACATTAATACTTCTCACCGAACCGTACTGAGGAATGTAAAGTACATGATCACACATACTTAGTACATCACTCGGAACGCCAATTTGTTCCTGACCAAAAATCATAATGTAATGAATATCTGGATCAAACTCAAATTGGTTTAGGTCTTTTGCCTCACATATATTGTCAATTCCAAGCAATTCAACTTTGCCCTCATGCTTGGAAATGCTTTCTTCAAAATAGGCATTGAGATTGTCAATCCCTTTGACATGACGAAAGTTGGTATAATGATGAGTGCCAACCGTCCCACGACGGTCATACTTTTTGTTACCATAAATTATTACTTCTTTCGCCAAAAACGCATTAGCATTACGTATAACGGTTGCAATATTAAAATCGTTACCAATATTGCAACACACAACTGAATAGTTATAGCGCTTATTGTCAAGATCAGCCCTGATTGCATCGTCTCTCCAGTATGCATAATGATCAATAATATTACGGGTTTCCATTAATCCTCCAGCTGAACAAGCCCATCGTCAGTAGTATAAAAAATATCATGAAAAATATCTTTACACCATTTGTGGCAAACAGGACAAGGCTTTGCATTTCTAAAATGCCCAAACCTGTTGAATCTAAAATTAAGAAGAATCAACTTTTTATCCCTAAGACTTCTTGGAACTTTTCTAAATGCATCCAATTCTGAATGCATCTCTGGATATCTATAACCAAGTTTTACGCTCTGAGGATGAGTCTTGTACTCATTTTGACCAATTGAAACTATTTCTTTTTTATGAACAATTATAGAAATATGTTTCTTCTGTCTTTCCATTGCCATAGAAAGAGGCTTGGCAATAGGAATGTAAAACTTGGTTATAGATTCAATATTCATTAATCCGTCGTCAGCTTCAACGGCGACTTCTTCACCGTCTTGTTAGGCGTAACGAGACCCTTATTAAGGCTTGCGTCGTACTGTTCCTTCATCTCATCAAGCGGATCTACAGTAAAAGCAATAAAACTTTTTGGAATCAAAATACCCTTGTCTGCCTTTGTATACATAAGCCAAGGCATCAGACCAATTTGTCCTTGCTGCATTGGAATCAAAACTGCAGGATCCTTGAAAAGGTAGCCATCATCCTTTTCCTCGTAACGGGCGATGATCTCTTCATTGGACTTTAGTCTAAATACTTTTACGTTCATGTGGTTTCCTTTATTACGCATTATTATACCACTAGCTCTTTTAATAGCAAGCACAAACATGAAAAGTTTTAAAGTATTTTTAAGCGAGCAACAAGCAGCACAACAAACTGAAGAAGATTATCACACAAGATTTCATGAAAATTTAAAAGCTCATTTTCCAGATGAATATGATACTGTAATTGGTGCCGCAAAAAGAAATAATATTGAACCAACCGATTACGAAAATGTTTCAATGCTTTTTGCCATACGAAGGGGGGAGGGTGGGAGAAGAGGTAGACAATTTGGTGTATTGACTCCTGCAGCTATGGAGCAACCCGGAGATACCGATCAACAAACTTTAGATCGTCAAGCAGGATGGGCGGCATCATCGATTCTAAAAAATAGAGAAAGATATGAAAAATCTGACAAGTCTACTGACTTTGTAACATTCATGGGAAACAGATGGGCACCAAGAGGTGTGGCAAATGATCCTAATGATTTAAATAGACATTGGGCAAAAAATGTTTCTAAGTTTAAAGAAACATATTTAACATGCACTGGCCCAAATTGCAAACCTGGAGAAACAAAAACAGCAGAACAACCCAAAACACCGGAGCCCGTTAAACCTGTAGAAACGCCTTCGGTAAAGCCTGTTGAAACAGAAACTGCAAAACAATCAACGGATTCAGAAGATTACGTTGTACAACCCGGAGATACTTTTTGGAAAATTGGTGGAAGCACAAATCAAGGAATGGAACGAGTCAAAGCCGCCAATCCTAATGTAGATCCAATGAAAATACAACCTGGTCAAAAAGTAAGAGTTCCAAAACAAAAATAATTAAGCAACTCTAGCGACATACCAGTCGGGTATATTGTTATTCTTCCACTTTGCAAACCTAGACTTCTCATAAACATAATAAGCTCGGTAAGCAACTACAGCATCTGGATGCTTATATTTTTCTGGCATTGCTTGTGCAAATGGAGTAATGCTTCCCTGCGGAATGTTGATAGGCGGATTACAAAGCTCCATCATAAGCATTTTTTCCATTGCATGCTCTTTGCCATAACGAAGAGTATATTCTTTGCAAAGAGAATATGCATGATTCCAAAGCCACATATAATTTGACTTATTGGCCCGAACCCAAATGGTGCAAGGATGATTTATCATAGTACACTTGCAAATATTATTATTTCCATTTGAATAAGAAAAATATTTGCGCTTAGTTCCTTCAACTAAAACTTGCTTTCCATCAAGAAAATGGTGCGCAGTCGAAAGCAATTGGCAAGATTCCAAAATCATCTTGACAACATGCTTGTCGCACATCATTGATGCAGCACTAAGCGGGTCTTCATCTAAAACAAAAATATTCATATTTCATTTTCTTCAAAAACACTGTTCAAAGTACGATTGACTCTCACCATTCTACCACGCTCATACAAAGAAGGCAAGTCAAAAGCACCAACATAAGAACAAGCCGACCGAATACCACCAAAAATTTCTTGTATCGTATTTCGTACAGATCCACGGTAAGGGACCTCCACCGTGCGCCCCTCTGAGGCGCGATAATCTGAAAGGCCACCGTTGTATTTTTCATTTGCAGTTTTGCTGCTCATTCCATAATGCAACATTGTCAGCCTTCCATGCTCCATATGCCTGATTTCACCGCCACATTCATCATGACCAGCAAAAATTCCTCCAGCCATGACAAATGCCGAACCCGCTACAAATGATTTTGCAAAATCTCCTGGATAGATAATACCACCATCAGCAACGATCCCAATACCGGATGCTTCTGCTGTTTGAGCACACTCTAGCACTGCGGAGAGCTGGGGATATCCTACTCCTGCCACTCGCCGGGTCAGACACATCGATCCCGATCCTATTCCTATCTTTACTAGGTCTGCTCCAGAATCCGATAATGCCACGACCCCTTCTTGGGTCACTACATTCCCTGCAATCAAAATTGACTTCGGCCATTTTTCTCTTACTTTCTTTATAAATTTATGAAACTCCGTCATATAACCATTCGCCACATCAATACAAACAAACGTTGGATCTTTGATATCTGCCTTGTCAACAAACAGTTTGCTGTCTGCATCAAGCCCCAGCGTAAGCGAAACATATTTTTCAAATTCAGGATTTGTTGCCACGAACGCAGTATAATAATCTCCACCTTTGCGGAGACATGTTACCATCTTGTATTCTGCCAAAACCTTGGCCATATTATGTGTTCCAACCGTAGACATGTTTGCTGCCATAATTGGAACACCGTTCCAAGAAGTGCCACAACGAAAAGTTGTTTCAACTTCAAGACTAATATCTTTTCTAGACTTAACTTCAGACAAAGAAGGAACAATCAAAACGTCAGAATAATCAAGCGCTTCGCCCAATGGGGCATTATGATCACAATAAAACATATGTATATTCTACCACGGTAAAAATTAAAATCAAGACTTTTTATTGAACTCGTCAACTCTTTTTACTATATGTGCAAGGCTCAACATTTTTTCAGCAAGAGTCTTGGAAGACATTTTGTCCATAAGATATGATTCATAATTTTTGATTATGAGTCTTGCCTCTCTCAACAAAAGAGTATTAAGATGGCGTTCCGTTTTGAGTAAATCTTCTGGTTCTTCCACACAAATATTTATTCGAATGCAGATGTATCATCTCGTGTCATTTCAATTAAATTGTCTGGATAAAAAGAACTCCATTTTTGTTTCATCACATTCCACAATAAAACCCTACCATCTGGTAAAAGAGAAAATGCTGCTTCCCTTACATGCTCTTCACCATTTACCAATTCTTCTTTTAAGGTTCCTGTTATCAAAGCTGGAGTTCCATTTACCTTAAAAACCAAAAAAGAAACGACTCCGTCAATCAATTCTTCAATAATTTGATTTGGTGAAACATAATCACCGATAAAAATTGTCCCATTTTTGATTATTTTTATATTTACTCTTTTATCAGAACTTGTAAAAACACCAATGGATCGATATATATCTTCTAAAGAAAAATAAACATCTACATTTCCATATCTTTCATAGAAATAAGCAGAGTAATTTAAATCTTTTTCTAAATTTTTTAAAATATTTTCGGTTCTGTCTTCAACGTCACCATATTCTTCAATCGGCATATCATCTGTATTTGGACCACCAAAAGTAGTATCGTCAAATCCAAAATCTTCAGTATTTCTTATTTGACTCAATCCTCTGTCAATTGTCCTAGAAGCTTCTCTTGCTTCTTCACTTATTGGTGGTGCAACCGATTCATTGAAAAGACTTCTGGCCGGAGGATAATCATTATTGTCACTTTGCTCTACAATTTCATAATCATTCCAATTTTTTGGATCTGATTTCCCCATGTTAAGATACTTTCATGGTTATTGTGTTATCTTTATTTTGAATAAATCCAACAACCTTTACATCTTCTTTTTCCAATTCTGAATAAACATTATCATAATTTTGAATTGAAAAAATCAAAAATACTTCATGAAATGGCATTTTTCTAAGTAATTTTATTTTTGTGACTAAATCTTTAAAAATAGAAAATTTATCTATTTTTTGAAGAATAAAAAATGTATTTTTTAAATTATTTTTTTCTGTAATGACCACAAATTATTTATTAAAAGTTAATACCTTTTCCATAATCATGTTCTTGTAGATATGAATTACACCATCTTCAAGATCCTCTGGGTCTGGTATGTCTCTATCTAAATCATCTGAACCATGTCCAGTATTTGGATCTGGTCTTCTTGCATTAGGATCATTTCTTTTGTTTCTTTGTTGCACTCTTTCTGATCCCTGTGGAGCCATAGGATTATAGTGCAAAGCTCCCGTTCTCCACTCTCCTGGTTTTCTGCCTTCTCCAGAAGAAGATGAACTTCCTCCAGTTAAAGTTGCAGCAACCTGAGCTACCCTTGCTCCAGAAATTTTTCGTGCTTTTGGCTGGACTGGTGGTGGTTCTGATGGTGTTGATGCAGTGGGAGTGGAGGGTGCTCCAGTTCCTGCCTCTGTACCCAATGGAACTGCTGCCGGATTTGGGTTTACTGGTCTTCTATTTCTTCTTATTACTTGAGCAGGGGCGGCTGCTGGTGTTGCTGCTGGAGCTGCAGGCTTTCCTTTGGAGCCACCTTTAGCTGGTTTTGATGGAGCAGGAGCGGCTGCTGGTG